CATCAATCGTTGTTGTGAATTTAGAATTTGCTGATATCAGAAAAGTACCAATTGTGGCGTCTACTCCAGTAAACGTCAACGTAACATTTGCTGATGCACCCTTTGCGGAGACAGGTAGATATCCCAACTCTTTTGCGCGTGACACAACCGAATCTCTTTGCTGAGCCGTATCAAGAAACATTTCATTTGCAAGCATATTAATATAGAATGCGTTATAATGTGTATTATATGCTAATACATCTAATAACGTTGACATAGCAGAGCCTTCAAAATCATAATCTTGAAATTGCGCCTGAGTACTTAGATAACTTTCTAGGTTAGTTCTGATATCAGAAAAATCTGTTTCTGTGATATTTAAGTATGTGTTTGCAGCGGCCATTATCGGACTCTTTCTAATATTACGTCTAAGACTACGGGCTGAGAATCATTGATAACATAAAAAACTACACTAACAGACATTGCGTTTGCGTCGGGTCGAGCATCAACATCGACACTAATCAACTCTGCTCTAGGTTCGTAATTCTCAATAACTTCTGAAATAGCTAATTTCATCTCCTGAACAATAGCTGGATGAAAATTTTCAAATAGTAGCTGTCTGATACCACAACCAATTAAAGGTTTAAATGGCCTCTCATAGAAGTCTGTCATAATCAGAGACTTGACAGACTGCTTTACAGCATCACGATTTATTTTTCGTGAAAGCTTTCCTGTAATAGGATGCGACAGAAAAGCGAGGTCTATATCACTATAAATCTCTTTCTGTCTTATTGTGTTATCGAAGAAACCTTCAGCCATTTTACCTACTCTGTGTATTCGTTATATTTATAAAGTATCGATCAGGGTCCGGCAAAAACATTTGAACTACCTGCCGCAACCGAAGTGCATCCCGAAACACCATCACCTATTCTACCGCCGCCCTTACCATTTACAAAGACAGTTGTTGACCCTGTAGCAATAGGTGCAGCGTGAGCAGGACAAGGCGCACCCGGCAATAAGTGAGTCGTATTGTTGTCTCCCTGCCTACTCCATGGAATATTATTCACAAATACATTAGGTGAACCTACTGCTCTTGTGGGAGTTGAACAATGTGTGACATCTGCGTCACCAATCCTAGTTGCTGCGGGCACGTTCTTTCTCCATTAATTCTTGTAATCGTGTATTCCATTGAGATATTTCTTCATGTTGCTCTTCAGTATGTGGTTCAGGTGGAATATCAGGTATAAATCTGATCACATGTTCAAATTTTTCTGGTATATCTTCATACTTATCATATAATACCAATTCACCGTCTACTATCATTTGAAATTCTGCCATTAGTTCAAGTCTATTCTTGCAGCATCAACATCTAGATTAGTAGTAATTTTTGTTGTTTGATTAGCGCCATATGTCTCTGTAACGTCATTAGTCACTGACTCTGTTCGCTCACCGTTCACGGTAACAGCATGTTTGTGTGTGTCATTCTCTGTGCCATATATTTCAGTAACGTTCTTCTTTACAGTTTCAGTTTGATTACCATCTACTTGTTGTGTTACATTTCCTTTAATATGCTCTCTTACGTCCCCATCGACTTGTATGTCCCAATCACCCTTAATATATGTCTTGACATTAGAATCAATCGTGAGATTAACATCTCCCTTGACGTTAACGAATGATGTGCCAACAATAACTTCATAATTATTACCTATAACGTGTGTAACTTTATTTCCGTCTGCATCTATTTCGTAATGTGTTCCTGATCTATGTGATTCATGTATTCTTTCAGCATACGGTGTATCATCAATTTCTCTTATATGGCCCGATTCGCTTTCAAACACATGATTTTTAGGATATACAGTATGATATCGATTACGATCATATGTTCCATCAGGCACTTCACGTCTACCCCGAAAAGTTTTGTCAGATGTTTTTGGTTCGTTCCAAGTTTGACTTTCTGTATTATTATTAATTGAATCAACTGACCATTTTGAGTCTACAGTATATGTCCTTATTATATCTTTATCAACAGGTGTTTTATCATCCCTATCTTCAGTTATAATATTTCCTATAATTTGAGCATTATAAAATGCATTATTAACTACTGGTATATCATCATATGCAGCATTGTCTTTTGAAGTGTTATGAACTGTATTAGAATTTCTAGCAAGTCTATTTACATCACTCTCTTTGATAAATCTTGGATAGTTGCTGTGAGGATGATAAGAATCTCTACCATTATGAGGCTCAACTTTCTTATCACTTTCTGGTCTAATATTAGGATCATTAAAACCTATACCTGGTGCACCGAACTCTGAAGGAGAAGAACCAAATGAACCCATAATAACAGGTTCTTGTGCGTCTTCACCATCTAGAAAGAATCCAACAATCCAACTACCTTCAACTAGTCCTGTCGGAGATTGGCCCATACCATTGAGCGCGGGTGAAGTGATTCCTTGTAATGGAATTGCCCAAGGGAGAGAATCAGTAGGTATTTGACCCTTGTCTTCCGTGTGCCAACCAAAGCAACGAACACGGACTCGCCCAAGCTGTACTGGGTCGTCACGGTCTTCGACAACTCCGATGAACCAGGTGAAATCATTCTGACCTATGAAGTCTTTCATCTTCAACTTCCTTCACGTAATTTAAAAAACTTAATAGTCCGTTTTTTAATGTTTGTTTAGTTTTCTCTTGTTCATCGATGTAATCTGTCAGATGATCAAACTGGTCGTTTTTCTGGTCGGACATCTTTAAGTCTTTCTGTTTGGATCGCTTCTTCGCGCTCGCGTTCAGTCAATTCATCCCAGTTAACTTTAGGAACAACTTCAGGTTCGACTTCTTCTTCATACTGTATAGCAGGTTCGACGATCTCTTGAAGAAACTCTTTTTTATTCTTTTCCTCAATTTCCTGCAAAAACATCGTGTCGGGACGCTCTATACTAGTCCTCTTACGTCTTGTTTTAGGCATACTCATAATTTCGGTTCCTTTATAGTTTTCATCGCATCATCAGGCACATTATCTTTAACCCATGCATACAATTGTTTTTGTATATCAGCTTCTTTGTTAAATGTTTTACCCTGCTTTTTCATATTCAAATATTTAAAATCTTTAATGACTAATTCTTTACTACGTGATCCTTTTATTGGCTTACCTTTAGCATCAACAAAGGGTATAGTATTTTCACGATTGTTTAATATCACATTAACATCACCATTTATTCCACTGTCTGTTTTACCTTTTAATATAGAATACACCGTCTTTGCAGCACCCGAATGTGTTTTTAATAGTATATCTTCAGGCACAACGCGGCCTCTTTTGGGATCTAAATTATTTTTAATAGCAACTCTATAATCTGTAAGAACCCATGTTAGATGTATATTCTTTCGATCATATCCAGCAGCATCTAGTAAAGGTAGAATATCACCAACATCATCCATATCTTTCACAGTACGATCAAAGATGATATTAGGCAACGTACCCTTCTTAGCTGATAGTTCTGCGTCTTTTAAAAGATTGCCGAGTAGTTTGCCTGCTGTTCCCTTTTTCTTAACAAAGTCATGTAGCTTGAAAACATCATCCGGCTTTAATAGATTTAAGTTTCTAATTTCAGGAAACTTATCCTTTTCTTTAGCAATCTTCAAAAATACTTTCTTTAGTTCATCAGGGTCTTTGACTTTGAACTTCTCGCCTTCAAGAAAATTCTTAATAGCAAAGCCTTTACCAGAGCCAGCGCCACCAGCAATGAACATAATCTGGCCATACTTCTTACCCTTACCAACAATGATCAGTTTTTCGTCTAACTGTTCATAAGTCTGGAGATCAGAATATTCTGTATAATTAAGAAGCATAACTATCCTTTGTGTGGCTGTGTGATTGGTGCAGTGCTTTCGGTGTCTTTCATAACATCTATCACAGTATCCATACTGTCATCTTTAATAACATGCCTCAATCGTGTGATCATATAATAACCACTTAAATATTTATCTATGTTGGCCTCGCGATTATTCCCGATTGTTGTTGCTTTTGGTATGACTATATTAACCTTATCTCCTACATTCAATTCAGAATCACCGTTCAGAACCACACTAAGCATAATGTTTTCTAAGTGTTCTCCGTATGACTGTCTTTTTCCGAGAAGTGTATTAGATTTTTTAGGTAAATGGTATTCTGACTCAAATAATTTATAGTAATCATGACCTGATCTAGAAGTTCTCATATATACTGATGCATCAGGACTAGATGTGCCTGATACTAAATGACCATGCGACAAATTGCCATCATTGAGTTTATTGAATATCTGCCCTGATTTATCATAATTGTATATAATTTCTGTTTTGTTCTTCCTTAGTACGTCAATATTAATCGTTTTTGATTTATAAAGACCTCCAAATTTTGCTGACATTGTGTCTGTCTGCTTGATCACTTCAAAAGATATTATTTTCTTTAAGTCAATAAAATCACGATCTCGGCCAGCTTCAATAGCATTTGATGGTTCATATGTAAATGTATGAGTTTTGCTCGTGAATGGAACGCTTACTAATTTTGATATGTCAGCGAAATGAAATCCTACCGAGTCCTCATAGAATGTGAATAGGGGCGTATCTCCAGTGCTGTCTGCTTCATTCATCAGTTTATCTATAGCATCTGTTGGCGATAGAAAAGGTATGATGTATTGCATTCTACTTTTTGTCTCATCATACGTATTAGTTCTAACAACGCCAACTTTAAGAGAATCTTCTATAGCTTTATGTATAATTTTAATTTGTGGGCTATAGATATACTCATCAACAATAGATTTGATATAATGTGATATTGTTCTTGAAGTGTTTTTAGTATTATATCCATATGCTCTAGAAATCTTTTTATCAACCGCTGCCCAACCTTCAATAGATATACCCTGCAAAGAAATTACTTCTGATTTTTCTTTTGATCTAAATCTATCTTCTACTTCATACAGTATAAACGCATGAGTTTTGCTTGGTAGTTTATCGCCAGGAAAGGTAGAAGTATAGCTAATCACTAGCATGTCGTGTCCGGTGAATCCTGGTTGCCTGTCTGGGCCCCTCGCAAGAGAGTTGTATATATCTAAACCATCTACAAGTGTGACATCACAAGTCATATATGGTTCATATAAATCTTGATATATGTTCACCTCAACGACTTGATTGCTTATCTCAACCGGGTGGCTGCCATCAACTAGAATAAATAGCTTATCGACATTTACATGCCTTACGCCTTTTTTACCTTCTCTCGCCATTACGTTGCTGACCTGAGAAGTGTGTTAGCTTTATCAACTACAGCATTCAAATATCTAGAATTTAATACACGAATCTTTCTGCGATTGTCATTCAACTCAACTTCATATTCATAGGCTGTATCAAACGACCTATCATTAGAGCCTAGAGAATTATAAGTCGTAAGATCAACTTCAACCTTTTTAGTTTTTACCACTTGACTATCTATTCTAGTGAATCCTTGATATAGGATCTTATAGTATGCCTGAACCTTTTCATTCGCTGCGGTTACACTACCATATTTTGTTGTAATATAATTAGTAAAGTCTTGACCGAACAGTGGCCACTCATATATAGGATCAACCATATCGTTAAACAGCAATATTATCCAAGCATAATCAGAATTACCATAAAGTTTGTCAGCGAGAATATCAGGCCTTTCGCCTTCCTCTATCGAATACTCATAGAAATTATCTACATCGCCCTCAACACTATCTCGAAACGCAAAGCGTTTAAGTATGTTAGTCACTTCTACAGCAGTGCCATCATCCTTGAGAGAATGTTTAACTGTAGGAAAATATGAAAAATAATTACTCATTACCCTTAACCTTTATAATAGTCTTCTTGCTTTTTATATGTGCGTTTTATATATTTAGAAAAATAACTACCGAATATGAACGGAAAGAAGGCATGAATGAATAATATATCCGCAGCTATTCCAGCTTTAAATGCCATTTTCAAAGCTCTTCCTAAATGCTGAAAATATGTTAATTTTTGCTCTTTAAGATGACTATTAAAAGCCATAGTTACTTTTTCCGTAACCAAAGCCACTAGCCAATCTCGTTGTAGAATTGTGGTATTTATTAGCAGTATTTCTCGTTTCAATATTAACTTCTTGGAAGCTCATAGAAATATCAATTTCCATTGGCGCGCCATCTTTGCTGAATGACGGCACGCCGCCGCCATTATAAGTGACATCAAATGATTTCAACACACAGTTGCCTATCGTAAACAGATAAGGTGATAAATGGTCTGAAAACATTATTTGAAATTCATCAGGATAACCAAAAGCTAAACTACCCGCCTCTAATGTGGGTAGCATATGATACCTGAATTCTCTACACAACTCTTGTATATCATTACTCTCATCTTGATTCCTAGGAAT